TGCAGCAAATCCCATTAACATCATTCTTATTTCAGGCTGTGGGAAATATGGTAAATAGTTCTTAACATATCCACCAGCAACATCAATATCACCTTGAGTAAAGAATCTAAAGATATTAGTAAGAAATTGTTGTTCAGCTTTAGTTAATTTCTTTTTCCAGTCTTTCACATCTTCAGCCATAGGAACTTCTGAATGTAACCAATGTGCTTGTTCGTGTTTCAACCAGGCATCATATGCCCATGGATAGTTAAATGGTTTGTAGAATGTTCTTTCGTCGGTCAGGGTTAATTTATTATCCATTTACTACCTTTATAATTAAATTTATGAAATGTTTTGAAATACTATTTATTAAATTAGAAATTCTAGCCTTCGCAGGCAAGACATTCTTCGCCAGATACAATAGCACTAAAATCAATCTCTTTCATAATATCACGTTCAATACGTTTAGAGACCTTATCTGCTTTTGCTATCTTATCTGATCTACAATAGTACATAGTTTTAAGTTTTTGTTTCCATGCCATAAAGTGCACTGCATGAATATAACGAATGTCACTGTCAGGTCTAAAGAATACATTAACACTTTGTGCTTGATCGATATACTCTTGTCTATCAGCAGCGTGTTGTATTAACCATCGTTGATCAATTTCCATTGATGTTTTAAATACATCCTTTTCCCAGTCAGATAGTATATCTAAATGTTGTACACTACCATCATTAGCAATAATAGATGACCATAGTTCATCATACTTATCTGGATCTGATGTCTTAGTCATAATAAGCTTATTAAGATACTGATTCTTATGTAAATGAGAACCTGATAATGTATCTTGTCGATACGCATTAGCTCTGAATGGTTCTATCGAAGGTGATGTATTACCCATAATAATAGAGCTGGATGCATTAGGAGCAATTGCCATAAGATGTGAAAATCTTAATCCTGCATCAACCGCGTCAGGAGCTGGTCCCCTTTCTTCACCAAGTTTTTTATTGGCAGTGTCCAATCGGCGTCGAACAGTTTGAAAAATTTCTTTGTTAAGTCCTGTTGCCATGGCTGATTCCCACGGAATATTTTTTCGTTGCAGTAAAGCATGCCAGCCAAGAGCACCAATACCAATGCTCCGCTCCATAGAAGCAGAGTAAATAGCACGAGAAATGGTATCTGGAGCATTATCAATAAAATACTGTAACACGTTATCCAACATTTCCGCAACATCTTTAAGAAATTTTTGATTTCCTTTCCATTCATCATAGTACTCCAAATTTAAACTTGATAGACAGCATACCGCAGTACGCTTTTCATTAGTAGGTAATATAATTTCAGAACAAAGATTTGATTGATTAATCTTTAATCCTTGATCTTTTAACCATTTAGGCATTTTACGATTTGATTCATCAATAAAATGTAAGTATGGTTCACCTGTTGTTAATCGTAATTCTAATATCTTTTGCCACAATTCTTTTGCAGAAACTTTGTCTACAACTTCACCTGAATGAGGATCTTTCAGTTCCCATGAATCATCTGCATCTGAATCAATCATACTTCGCTCAATGATTTCCATAAATGTATCAGGAATATTAATACCATGATGTAAATTTAAACATCTCATGTTCTGATCACCAGTAGGCTTTCTCATTTCAAGGAACATAAGAATATCAGGATGAGATATATTTAAATATGCTGCGTAAGAACCTCGTCTTGTACGGCCTTGTCTAAATGCTAGTGATGATGCATCATACATTTTAAGATGGGGCATAGCACCAGTTGACTTATCACCAGCAGAACGAATACCAAACCCAATACCAACGCCTCCACCTAACATAGATAGCCAGTTAGTTTCACTTAAGTTCTCCACGAGACCTTCGGCGGTATCGTCTATAAAATTTAAAAAACATGATATTGGTAAACCTCGTTTAGATCTACCGAAAGATAAGATTGGTGTTGAATAACTTAACCAATGCTTACTTGAATATTCATATAACCGTTGTGCGTGTTCTGGATTTGACCCAAACATATTTGAAACATAGGCAAATCTTTGTTGAGGGCTTTCCTCATTATCCATCATATATGATTCTTTTAGTCTTGTAAGACCAAGAGCATCAAATAGAGAATCACGAGAATAGTCAACCTTGATGCCATAAACTACATCTTCCATACCGACTCCATATTATATTGTTGTTTTTTACGATCAATCAGAGATGTAATCTCTTATTAGATATAATTGAAATTTACTTGTTTTTCATATTTATAATAATTATACTATACTTTTAAATTAAAGTAAATTTATTTGGGATCTTAGATCCCTGGGATCTATTTTCTTTCATATCTCCCATGTCATGCCACTCTCTTTGAGAATTAATTTTACTAATATCTATTGAGCTAAGGTTTCTATTTATATGTGCATCCGATCCCACATTAATGAATATGCTATTTTTTTCACCTTTATTTTCAAATCCGTCCCACGCTTTGGCGTCATATGCGGCAGTTGTAGGAATTGGCATTTGATCTGCAGTTGGAGATGGTTTTAAAAATGGCATAGTTGCTGATGTTACAATAGCATCACCTTTTTCTCCTCGATGAATATTACGTGCTACTGCAATACCATGAGCTTCTGCTTCGGGCCAACCAATTTGTAATGCTCGTACCATTGTACCTGTAGATACTGCACACCAAATTTGAGATGGATCGTGACCTAGTTGTTCACTAATATTTTTACACATATTAACTAAACCTGCTGTAACCATTTCATTACCACTAAAACCAAATGGAAGGAACGTTGCATTATTTTCTTCAGCCCATTGTTTAGCATATTGATTTAAAACTGGCATAGCTGCAATTTTAATAAATCTAACATCTACATGCGGATACGCAAATAATGCACCTTGGTGATTCGAAACTGTTTTAGAAGCTGGACAAAAGAATACAACTTTTTTATTATACATTTCAGCTAACATAGCAATAGCATCAGGTGCATGCCCTTGTCTTGGTGCTACATAAACTAATGTATCATGTGGTGCTTCGGCAATTACTCGTTCACCACCAAAAGCTTTTAATCCACCTGGCGCAAGATCTGCTCGTAGAATATATTTGTCTTTATATTTTTCTACTGTAGGTTTTTCAATGTTACTTTTAAATGATCCCCATAAATCTAAATAATATTCTCTTGCATCATAACGATCCATTCCCATTGGAATATCTTTATTCCAGGCATCATCTGTTACAGTGAATAATTTAGCCATGTTTGACCCCAATCTAAACGCCTATACCATTCAGGAGAAATGTGTACACTTGAACTATTTTCCATATATGTATTTGCATATGTTTCACCATCCATTTTATACCAATCAAGTGGTGGCATTACTGTTTTATTACCACTTAATTTATTTAATATTTCCATCCATTGATATGTTAAATTTAATCGTTCTTCTCTACTACCATAAAAAGGTGTATCTTTAAAATATCCAGTTTTTGGTAAACGTCTACTTTCATGTTCTATTGGAACTGGAATTGTATACCATACATCACATTCATATTCAGATTCAATTGCTTGACCTTGTTTGACATATTCTTTTAGCATATCTTCAAGATTAAATCCTGCATGTCTCATAATATGATGACGTATATCAATTGAACCATATGATAATGTTATAGTACCAAATGGTTTTAATCCTCTAAATTCTGTAATGATACCACGTTTAAGTGTACCATATAATGTTTTACCATTTTCTCTTAATACTATATCAGTTAATCTCGAATATGCTGGAGTATGAGAATCGCCAACTGAAATACCATCAAATTTATTTGATATTGATAATAATTCTTCTTGTTTTAATGATTTGACTTTACTTAATCGTGCAGATAATGCATCACACCATTGTTCTGTAATACCACTAAATGTAGTTGGAGCATTAGTACGCTTTTTAAGTTGTTCACCCCAATCTGGCATATCCCAATCAAGTGATACAACATTTGGATGAGCTGCGACACGATTAATGCGATTAAATATTTCTTCTGTAGCACCACCAAATAAATTTAATGAACCACCAAAATTAACACCATGTTCAATATAAACAATAGATGCATTTGCAATATTAGTTGAACATCTATGATCAATTGTTGCATCAAGTTGATCTTTCCATATAGAAGCCCAACCCAATACATGAGAGTTTTTTAATTGTGGTATATTACTAATTGGATTTGTTAATACGTTCATATTTTCAATGAAAAGTCTTCAGGAAAAATCCACGTATATGGAATTCTTTTTGTAGGACTTTTTACTCCATGACTAATTGCAATATGTTTATAAAAGAAACATGTTTTATCTTCAACATTTAACATTTTTTGTTCACGCATAGGATTTAATGGATGTTCACATAATGTTTTCATTTGTTGTATCCACTGTTCACCATATTTATTGGTTGGTATAAACTCACCATTTGGACCTATTTCGTATTTCACTTTACCATTTAAATTTTGTCCACCAAAAATCTGATGCATACCATCGAAATGGCCAGTACCACCAAATAATACTGAATTTGGATCTACTAAATGCGGATATGCAAATGCCATATATCTTGCTGTATTTTTACATGGATATAATGGACTTCTAAAGTTTTGATGTTCTTTAAAATATGCCTCTAATCTTTTTGCAAATTCCATCATTGTAAATGGTCTATTCATTTGAACTGGTTCATCTAATATTGTATGAATATCATTAGCAGCTTTCATTGGACCTTCGAGTAACCATTCTTTAACATTAGTACCTTTAGGATAATAAATTTGAAATAAATCATTACGAGCATGACGCTGTGATTTAAATTTCTCCCTAGTAATATCAATGCCATCATCCATAAGAGACATTAATGTGCCCCAATGTTCATTACTAAATGAAAAAACAAGAGTATAAAATAATCTCATTTTATTATCTGTAACATTTTTCATAACATCCACAAATGGATGTTCATGCCAATGTAATCTATGAGAAAATATTTGATAATCTTCTTTTAATAGTTTATCTTCACGTTTGTCAAATGCATTACACCACTCGAAGAATTTTTCAAATCTCTGTTCTTGAGTCCAATCTTTCATCCAACTTTCTGTTGGTTTACCATTCTTTAATACTATTTCAGATGTATTTTCATATGTAATATTCTTATATGGTTCATCTGTAAAGTCCATTAAATCGCTTGGCATAGTTCGTTATATTTTTCTATTGACATATTATTTTCTTTTAATATATAATCATCTGAAGGATGTGCTGACATATTATTAAATGATTCAACTAGACCTAATTCTAACATCTTTTTTTGACGGCCATATGGATGATCTGTAATTCTACATGATGACCATACTTTATCAAAATCTAAGTGATTATAGTCTGCACCCGGTCGAATATAGTTTTCAACCCATCTAATAAAATCACAACACACATCTTCAGCATTATAAGGATAAGCTCCAGTATCCTCATATATTTTCATCATAACTTCATCAAGAAATTCTTCTTTAGGCATTTTACTTGTAGGATTTGCAAGATATGATATGCATTCTACTGCATTTGTACCATAATAAAATGGTGATTCTCTGTTGACATATTCTGGATACCAATCTGCAATATCTGCAACGACTGCTGCATATTGGAATTTATATTGTCTCAATCCATTTTGCACATTCCAATCTAGCATAAAAGATCCAATCTCACGTAAATCTTTTTTTCCGCCTTTTTCTAAAAATTCAGCAAGATCACGAGCTAATCGTGGTGCATATTCTGTTAGATAATAATCACCGCCTCGTTTGAATCGCGATCCAACTGGTGGTTTTGGAAATGCAGGAAATTGATAACCGATTGATGTATAGAATGGTTTATCATAATTATTAACAACTGCAGTCATATTTTCTATAGTTGGACAATCGTATAGATAAAATAATAATGTATTATGATATCCACTTGGCTTAGTACCATAATTAATAGCTGAACCGCATACGCGATGTAATATAAAAACATATAACCATTCTGGTAATTTAAAATCGCTATGTTTACCAGTCCAATTTTTAGCTACAGTTTCTCTTTGTACTGTAACATTATTGGCTTCCATCTTTTTCCAATATGGATGATCTTCAGTCCAACCATAAAATACATCATTTACTATTTGAGAGAATCCAGCAAACTTACGTTCAACAACATCATATAATTCTACATTATGCATTAAGTCATCGCTGACATTAGATTCTAAATGAGGTATCATACCGTATGGTTCATTTAATGATACATTACATTTTTCTTGTTGTTCTTTGGCTATAGAGAAATATCTTAGATATTCATCATAGTATTTGGTAATTTCAATCATATATAGTATTATAACAAATTTTAAAATTAATGTACATTTATTCTGAAATAAAATCTCCGGCCATTGGGAATATTTCTGCAATTGCACAAGCAATTTCTCTTGTTAATCTTACTTTCATTAGCACTTTCTCCATTGTGTAAATTTTAATTTAGCTTCTATTCCTTGATGTGTGTTTGTATTTATGGTTTTTATAATGCCGTCAGATTTTTTACCACTTAAAATCATTTCATTAATATCTTTTTCTTTTATTGTATCAGGCCATAAACATACTTTATAATCTTGTTGAATATATTTTTCTATATAGTTACATATCTCTTTAGATCTTGGTTCATTATCCATTACAATAACTGAATTTAAGCTGCGGATTGTAGGAGAGTCCATACCAGCACCACTAACGGCAATACAGTTAGGAATAAACAAAGAATCAATAGGACCTTCAACCACATAGACGATTTCTTTAGTATCAATTCTATCCAAGCCATAAATCTTTTCCTTCTCATCATCAAGTTTAATTGTTATATATCGTGGTTCTTCTTTACCAAATGATCGACCTTGTAAAGCAAACACTTTACCATTATCAAAATATGGAATAATTAACCGAGGAATATCATTCTCAGTATTCATAAAATGAAATTTAAGGTTATTTACAAAAGTTTTAAATTTAGGAGCAAAGTATAAGTACTTCCATTTATCATTTGGAATCTTACGTTTTACTAC